GCTGCGGCAGATCGACGGGCCATATGATGTCGGCCATCAGCTCCGCCGTTTCTGCGGGATCCGCTTCGAGCCGTACTGGCTGCCGAAAGTGCCGTCCATCGCCCCGGACTTCACCTGGGCCTTCATCTCGTCCCGCACGAAGAAACGCACGAACTGGCGCCCGTTCTCGTCGGTGCCGCTTTCCTGGTCGATATCGGCGCCGCTGCGGCGCTGATCGAAGATCTGCACCACGGTCCCACCGTTGGAATTTGCCGCAGCACTCATGCCGAGCGGTATCACCGTCCCATCGACCCGAGGGCGGAAGAACTCCTGGCCGTTCTCGTTCACGCGGTAGAGCGTCCCGGCGCTGGTCGGGCCGCCGCCGGCGCGGGAGAAATGCGGATTTCCACTCGTCGTCTGCCAGGATGAGCCACTGAACCAGCTCGAAACCACACTCCCGATGCCGCTGAGGATGCTCCCGAACAGGTCGCCGCCGCCCGAGTCACCGCCACCCTGGGAGAGGATCCAGTTCTCCGCCATGCGGAGAGCGATCCGTTGTAGGTCGTCGAGCAGCCCCTTCAAGACATCCGACAGCTTGGCGCCGCCGATCACCGCGTCCTCAAAGGCGCTGGTGAATGTCGCGCCGAGCTGCGTCATGGCGTTCGACCAGTCCTTGGTGGCCGTTGTCGCTTCCTTTGCCGCTTTCGCGGTCTGCTGCACCATCTGCACGGGCTTTGACTGGGCGACCTTGTCTTGCGCCGCGTCGAGCTGCTCCAGCGCCTTACGGTATTCTTCGGTGCTGATCTTGCCCTGCTCGTAAGCCAGTTCGATCTGCGCCTCGCCTGGCGCCAGGAGGCCCATGCTGGCGAGGAGCTGGTTCAGCTGGCTGTCCAGATCGGTGATCGCCGCAGTCTGCTCCTTGACCGCTGCCGTCGTCTCCTTGATTTTCCCCGCTGGTCCACCACCACCCGTGCCGGAATCCCTATCTTCGGTCGGCTTTGCGCTGAACGACTTGGTGATGCGCGCATCGTAGTCGTCGAGCGCCGCGTCCAGGATCGCCCGCTGCTGCTGCACATAGGCCAGCGCCGCCGCGACCTCGGCCTGCGCCTGTTTGAACTCGGGGTTGGTGGTGCCCGGTACACGACCGGCGCCACGAGTCATCGGCGGCGTTGCCGCAAGCTTCGCCTGAGCCGCCCGATACTCCGCCTCAGCCTGCTCGACGATCGTCCGCAGCTGCGCGAGTTGCAGCTGCTTCGTCTCTTCGACTTCGCCGCGGATCTCTTTGTAGAGATCGCGAGACTTTTCCAGCGCCTTGGCATGCGCCTCCTCGGCGGCCTGGGCCTTCTTGGTGGCGCTCTCCAGGTCCAGGAAGCTCGTCGCCAGCGCGCCCACCACGGCACCGGCGGCGCCGATGATCGCGCCCCATGGCCCGAACATCGAGATCAACTGCGTGCCCTGCTGGATGAAGGCGCGCAGCGGGTTCTGGCCCGACGCAATCTGCACCGCGAAGTCGCCGACCTGGAAGCCGGCCTGCTGGATCGCGGACCCGAACCCCTTCGCTCGGGTGGTCCCCGTCTCATGATAGGCCGAGAGCTGCTGCAGCTTGGTTTGCAGCTGCTCCATCGGGATGAGCTGTCGCTCGAACGCTTCCCGCAGCACCGCCGCGTCGCGCGCAAAATTCGCTTGGGCACGCGCCGCGGGGTCCATGCGCAAGGTCAGCCGCTGCATTGCCTGCTCGACCTGGGCGGTCGTGCGCTGCAGCGGCTCCGCGGCGCCCGCCGCGCGTTGCGACGCGCCCGCGATTGTCTCCGCCGCCTGCTTGAAGACGTCGGCGCCGGCCTTTGATCCTCCGGCGTCGATGATGAGCTGATAGATGCGCTGGATCGTGTCGTCAGCCATCAGCGCCTCAATTTGCGTTCACGATGCCGCAGCAGGTCGAACAACTCGCGGCCCGCATTGGGGTTGGGCTTGGCCGGCACGTCGAACAGCGCTCCCGGGTTCTGAAGCATCCGGAGCTTCGCACCGAGAGCGCGCTCGATCCGAGCGATCGGCGCCGCCATCGCCTCGGCGTCTGTCCAGCCCAGCCAACCGGTGGCCCATTGGTAGAGGTGATCGAAGTATTGCTCGGCGGTCAGTTCAACCGCTGACCGCCCGCCACGTTTCCCCCATTCGCGTCCGTGGCGCCGGGTTCTGCCCCGTCCGTCGCCAAGGGCCGGCCGCCGTTGGTCAAGATGCCGACAAAGAGGCTGGCCGGCACCACGAACTTGAGGATCCCGTCGGCAAAGATCCGCGGGCGAAGCGCCTTGATCTCGGACGGCTTCTTGCCCGCGCCGAAGCCGATCACGGTCGTGATCGCGTCGAGGTCCATCGCGACGACGCGATCCATCGCATTGCGGAAGCCGCCAAACGCCGCGCAGATTCGATCCGCCGCATCCAGGGTCGGCACCAGCACCAGGGACTCGTCGCCCACCGAGACTTCGACTTCGCCTTCATTCAAAGCCATTCGACTCTCCTCTGCGCCGACCGATTACGCCGCCGGCGTCTCGACGATGGTGCCGCTCTGGATCTCGACCACGGCGCGCGCCGCCACGATGCCGTCCCGCGTCCCGACGTTGGTCGTGTAACTGAAGACCGCCGCCTTGAACTTCATGGTGCTCGGCGCCGAGAGCGAGGATGCGGCCGGATTGTCGTTCAGCTCGATCTTGAAGTTGTAGAAGTTGTCGCTGTCGCGCGCCGCCAGCAGGGCCGCCTGGCCGGCAGCGCCCGGGGTGCGCGCCATGTCGAGGTTGAGCGCGCCGTCGTCATAGCCGCCCTTGAACTTCTCGGTGCCGCGGCTCCCGACCGGCTTGTGCTCGATCTTCTGGTAGACGCGGCCGAACTCGCCGAAGTTAGTGAGGTCGCCGATCTCGGTCCAGGAGGATTCCGACCCCAGCGAGCCGGTGCCGCCCATATAGAGCTTGGTGCCGGCTGCGGTGACCGGCTCGGTCTGCGTGGTCATGTGTGTCGATCTCCTTGTCAGTTTATCAAGCGGCGAGCGAAGGGGTTGCCAGCGGACGAATTGTCCGCAACATGCGGACATGCGGCCTGAGCGCGCCGCTGCACTCTAAGCTGAGTAGTTGATGCTCCACGGGATCGTCACCGACACCCGGTAATAGAGGCCGTCATCGTCTCCGGATCCGCCACCACCCTCTTGCGCAGCGTCCATGCGCGGCGCCGGCGGCGCGCCGATCGACTGCATCTCCAGCATTTCGCCGAATTGCTTCGCCAGCAGATCAGCCGCGGCGTCGCCAGATCCGATCGGGACGTAGCAATGCGCGGCGACGAACCCGGTGTTGCTCTTCACGCGCTTGCCGACCGAGCCGAAGGCCGAGCCGCGGGCGGTCGCATTGCTGATCTCGCAATAGATGAAAGGGTCGGGATTGCCGTCGGCATCGCGCGGCCGCTCGAAAGGGCCTTCACCTTCACCGGTATCATCGTTCTGCCAGGCAACCGGCGTCGCGGTCCAGTTGGCCTTGATGAAGGCCCTGATCCTGGCCTTGGCTTCCAGAAAGCCCATCCTCTACCTCTCCGCCGCGTGCGAACGGGGTTGGTGGGGCGGCCGTGAGCGCGCGGCCATCCTTAAAGCGCATCCAGAACCAACGCCGGATACGTGAGCGGCTGGCCCTTCTTCGTGTCGGCCCGGCTTGCCAGCACCGTGCGGCCCTCTCGAAACGCCTGGCTGCGGCGATTCTGCTTGGCGGAAAGCGCGGCTACGTTCACGGTCTTGCCCTTCCCCGCCTTGATCCATGCGGCATACTTCTTCGCCGCGCTGCGCTGCCGACCTTCCAGGACATAGCCGCCCGGGATCTGGATGAACCGGATCGACGGCCGCACCGCGTTGCCGAACCGGCCGCGCAGCATCTGCTGCCGCACCGTCTCGATGATGTGCGGCGGCACCCGCATCCGCATCGCGCCGATCTCGACCTTGCGGTGGTAGGGCTGGGTGTTGGTGATCATCACCTGGCGCGCCCCGATCGGGATTCGATCCGGCGCCGTCACCTGGCCGTTGACCAGCACGATCCAGCCCGACCGATACGCACCGGAATCGACCGGCGACCGGTCCTGCAGCTCCTCCAAGGCCCAGCGGACGATCTCTTCCCAATACTGCCAGCGATAGGCGATAACCCCGAACGGCTTGACGCCATCTTCGCTCGACGCCACCCGGCCATCGATCAGGATTGTTTCCTCCGAAGGCTCGCCCTGCTCCCCGATCACCTGGTCTCGCAGATGCCGCGACACACTGATATGCGCCGCCTTGACCTCGACCTCGCTGAAGCGCTTCAGGTCCGTCATCAAGAAGTCGCCGAGACCGACGATCTCCGCGAACGGCTGCCGCGTCACCGCCACGATGCAACCTCATCCTCGAGCCGCCGGCGCGGAAAGCAGTTCAGCGCCGAAACCCGGCTGCAGTTGACGGCGATGATCCCCCGCTCCAGCAGCGCCGCTTGCAGCGACCAGAAATGCACGACCCAGCGCGCCAGGTCTTCAGCCTCCGGATTGCGCAGCGCGCTACCATGATCGCCATGGAAGTGGCGCTCGCCGGCAGACCCGAGCTGCATGTCATAACCCAGCAGCACGATACGGCGCGCCCCGAGGTGCACCGCGAGGTTGACGGCCAGATACCCGCTGTTCCCGCCGGTCGCTAGAAATCGCGGATCATCGTCAAGGCCTCCGGTCTGCCGCGACCGAAGCGCCAGCACATCCCGAAACGGCAAAGCCGGCTCCGGCGCCTCGTTCACGGCCCGCAGCCGCGTCGCCCGCACCTTCAACCCGCCGAAGCCCGGCATGCCGCTGCGCGCCAACCACCAATCCCGATCCGCGGCAAACAGCACATCGGCCCAGGGCGCCGCATCGACCGCTCCGTTGACCGCAATCACCCTTGCCGGCCCGCCGGCACACATCGCGGCGTCGCCGATCGTCAGCGAGGGGCCCGATGCGATGCAAACAATCGTCGAACCAGGCCAAAGCCGCGGCGCGACGCCGTAGATACCCTCAGCCCCGGATGCGCAGCTCATAGGCAATCGCGACGCCGGCGCCGATGCCCCAGGGGTTTCGCGCATTGGCATCGACCTCCTGGATCGCGCAAGCCTTGCCGTCGAACACCAGGAAATCCGGCCGTGGACCCGCTTTAGGCAGATCCGGCCATCCCTCCCGCTCGAGATCCTCCGCCAGCAGGATGACGAACTGATCCCCCTGCTGGATATCTCCGACCAGCTGGTTGGCGGCGTAAGACGCCACGCGACCGCGGCAGTTCAACGCTTCGGTGGTGGTGCCGCCGGATATCCGCCGCAAGGTAATGTCCGCACGACCATATTTCTTGATCATGCGCCGATAGCGCGCACGCTCCTTTGCGGCGCTCATCGTCAGCCGACCCGAATATCTCGGTAGCGCTCCAGCAGACGCTCGGCGTCGACGGGGAGGCCAGAATCGCCCTGCCCCGGATCGGTGCCGACCCAGCGCTCTTCCTCGGCAACGCCCGGGATCACCTCGCGCTTAATCATCGGGTCGTTGCCACGCGCGTTGTAGAGCGCGCGGCAGGCGATCACCGCCGCTTTCTCGATATCGGCCGGCAGCGAGCCCTCTTTGCCCTTCTGGAAGCCTTGGTCGCCAGGCAGCTCGTAACCGGCTGTGTAAGCCACCACGATCTTCGCGGCCGGCCAGCAGCTCCGGGTGTCCGAAGAGAGCCGATAGAGCAGGCCGGATTTCGCGTCGAGTTCGTAGTCGCTCCCGGTCAGCACGGTACCCGCCTCTGTCACAGACGTAATCGTATCCACCGGAATCCGCGACAGCAGCAGCGCATCCCGCGCCGCCGCCAGTCGAAACTGCTCGGAATAAGTGGCTGAGGCGAGATCGCGCCCCAGAAAGCCGACGATCGCCGCGCTCACTGCATGGATGTCGTCATAGAACAGCGAGTGATCGCCATCGTCCTCGATGTCGAGGTCGGCGATCACATCATCCGGAGTGATAAGATCGGAATGCGCCGCCGGCGTGGTGACGGTGAGGATCGAATCGCTCACTGTTCAAGCGCTCCGCCGGCCGGTCTTGCGCGCAGCGCGATCGCCGAGCAAGTCTTTGCCACCATGCCCGGTGCGACCCGCGGCCTTTTCGCCGTCGTCCTGGGTTTCTTCGATCAACCCGCGGGCCATGAGAGTCCGCGCCTCATTGCCCTGCATCTCCGTGAACACGTGCCCGACGGACCATGGGCCATAGGCACGCTTCACGCGGTAGTGTTGCTTGCTCATCATTTCCAGGCATCCTTGGGCGCACCCTCGCGCCGCCAATCGGTGTAGTTCTGCGGCCGGGTCACCAAGTCTTCCCCCGGCCAGAGAATCATGGTCTCGATGTGCCCCACCGCCACCCGGTTCGCCAGCATCAGAGTGTTGCCGGCGTCGTGCCACTTCTGCCAGAACGCAATATCGGCATCGCGGCGACCTTCACCCCAGGTTCCATCCGGTGCTGGCTCACTCCGAAACCAAGGTTTCTGCAGCGGCTTCAGCTTCCCGGTCCGCAGCATGGTCAGGCCGAAGTGCGCTGTGCGAATCGGCGTCAGATCGGCCGAGAAGGTCTCGCGTGGCACCGCGACCTCGCCCTGCCCTTCGGGAACAGCCATTGACAGCAACGGCTTGCTTGAGCCCCGCATGGCCTGCACCGGCGCGATAGCATCTGCCTCGGGATGACAGGCCATCAGCTGGATCAGCAGCGCCACGTCACGCTTGGTGAATACCGTGTCATAGTCGAGCGTCAGGATCAGATCGGGATCGTCCTGAGCGATCGTCTCCTCGATGCCGCGCTCGAGGCATT